AACCAACACGAACAGCACCTAACTTAATTGTTCTAGGCTCCCACTTACCATCTATCCATAGCTGTCTCTTTTGCCTGTCAACTGGGCCATTACCGTTTAGATCACCACGCATCCAAGCCTGTGCTGCCATAAATGTAACAGCAGAGCCTATGGCCAATCTACCTGTTTGCAGAGCACGTGCGTTAGCAAGCTCTTCTGCTGTAAAAATACCATACTTGTTTACACTAGCTAGATCATTAGGATTAGCAAATGCTATATCGTTGAACTCTTTGACTAAGAAGTTAAAACCGGGTGTATACTTACCTGTAAGTGCAAGTCCGTTGACACCAGTTCTAGCAAACAAAAAGAATGGTTTAGCTAGAGGTGCAGCACTAAATACATCGTTAAGACCTTTTGCAAAGCCTGTAAGTTCTTGTGTAAGTGTTACTTCTTTACGTGCAAACTGTGTAGCTTCGTCAACGATGTTACCCTGTGCGTCAAACACTTGAGAGTAAAAATCATCTTCGTATGCTCGCATTAACTCTTTTGTTATCTTCGGTGTTTTGTAACCGTTGTCTTGTAACTCAAGAGCTCTACGCATAGCTTTCTCACGCATCTTAGCACGACCAAGTACGAAACCAAAAGCGTCGTCAGTCGCAGCCATAATTTTAGTAGAGTAAGTCAATAAGTTATTGTTGTTCATCTGACGTGCCATATTGGCTACACGAAACGCTGCTGTTTCTCCGGGTGTAGCTCTGCCACTATCTTCTGCCCAACGACGTAGTATCTCCCAGTTGTCGTCAGCTGCTGTAAACTCTGTAAAACGTGTTTTTATCTGTCTTATATCACCTTTCCAATATGAGTTTAGTTTACTTCTAAATAAAGTAAATGACTCTGGTATAGCTTCTATCATACCGTTTACTGCTGCAAGACTAGCTCTTACGTCAGCTACGTTACCATCAAAAGGTAGCCTTAGTATTGCACCTAAACTTTGTGCTAATGGGCGTAATACTGTTGCAGTAGATGTACCCATGATAGCACGAGCTGGTGTTTTAGGGCCAGATAGTATGCTATGTGTCATCACACCTTCTAGCTCACGTATCATAGCACCAGTACGGTTGATGCCACCTTCTTTGAGTGCACCACCAAAGATAGTTTTTCTTGCCCAGTTGTCAAAGTCATCTAGTGTATTGACCTCTTCCATCATAGAAAATGCTTCAAACAAAGCGTTTAACATATTGTCATCTTTGTCATTCTTAGCAATCTTAAGTATAGACATGATAGATTCTTTCGTATCTTCCATGGCTTGAGTTGTAGCTTCTTCTACAGTCTTCTTACTTTTCTTGCCAAGACCAAGTTCTCTAAATGAGTCGGACTTTACAAATCTAGCTTTCTTTGTTTCATACAATGCAGTAAGCATAGTATCTATAAGCTGTTTAGCTGGGCCATCTATGTCAGCTATATCTACAAGATCTTGTATTTCTCTACCAGCTACGCCTAAATCACGTACCTGTTTAAGAAGTGAACCCACTACGAGGTCAGCGATCACTACGTTTTTAGATGTCCATATTTCTACGCCGTCAACTATGTCAGGATTAGCTTCTAGCAGCTCTTTTAGATACTCCTGTGGTGACATATCTACAGCATTTCTGCCTTGTGTGATACGTTGATGTCCTTCGATAGCTTCTCTAAATTTTGCTACTAACGCTTTTCGAGAACCTTTTGCAGCTTCAAGTTCTTTTGCAAACTTTTCTGTACTCATCAAACTCTTCATAATACGTTCGACCGTAGCGTCGTCTGTACCGCCTTCTAAGGCTATTCTTTCTCGTTCTATGGGTGTTGTAACACTACCAGTAGAACCCTCCTCTGAGCCCCATTGAGTACGTGTTTTTGACAACTGTTCTCTAGCTGTCTGTGGATCTACTTCTGATATGTGTGCTCCTTGATGTGGCTGAGCTATAGGCTTATTTTTATCTGCTCTAAACTCTGTCTCACCTTTACGTAACTGTGCCAAACCAGCTTGTACTGTTTGGTTCTCTAAACTTTTGTTACGTTTTGTTATCTGTTCTATAGCTTTGTCGCCGCCTTTCTTTAGTGTGTATGCAAACCCGTCGAAGACTAGACCTATGCCCATACCTTCAACAATATTCTTAAGTTTCATCACAACTGGGTGGTCAGTATCTTTGGTAGATATCGGTGTATCTATCCAACCAAATCTATCACGTAATGCACCTAAAGCGTTTTGCTCGTCTGACTCTTTAGATATAAGGTCAGACACAGCTCCTACAGCAGCACCCCTGACTAAGTTAGCTTTTGATAGTGCAAGTAAACCAGCTGGTATTGTCACTACACCAGTAGCTGCGGCTGCCTTGGCTGCTACAACTGTACCGGCTGCTAGTGTACCAAAGTGTACTAAGCCACGTAACTGTTTACCCCACCATGTTTTTGTTTCTATTGGGTTATCGTACCCACCAAAGGGAGTCCAGTCTGGTCTGTATGTACCAGTCTCTTGCCTTTGTCTTTGCATTTCTCCAGATAACGCATCTACTGTACGTTCTGGAAAGGTAGCGAGCGATGATGCAGTGTCTTGAAGACCCCCAGACAATATGGATTGTCCCTCCTTTATGAGTGCCTTAGCACCCCAGTTATCAGCATTTCTAGGATCATCTTGTACTTCTTTGCTGACCCTTTCTGCACTTTCTAACTGTCCCTGAGATTCTTGCTGTCTTTCTAACGCTCGCTGGTACTCGTCGGCAGCTTGATTTGCACGCTCTGCGATGTAATCTACTTCATCGAGATCGACATTCAATTCTGCACTAGAGTAATTTGAGTCTGTCATCTTCTAGTTTTGTTTCGTTTTGTACGTGATTCACGTAATTTTTCTCTGTTTCTTTGATAGTTCTGTATCTCGACTTCAAGACCTAGAACTACGCCTTGCGTAAGGTTTTGAAACTGATTCATTGGTATGTTACGTAACTGTGGAAATACATCTAGTAAAGCCTTTTGTTCAGTTGGGCCTAGTTTAGTTAGTCGTTTCCAGTCACCTTCTTGCTCATCACCTTCAAACACAGTTGCTTCACCACCTTTTTTGGCTTGTATGATAGCACCTTGAATACTGTTTGTACGATTAGCACGTTGTCTAGTTAATTCTAGTACTAAGAAACTTTGGTTTTCTTCGGTAAATAACTCGTTTTTAAATTCTGGTGGTAAATATCTTACAGCATCTTTTAGTTCTTGTGCAGTTAGTCCATACACTCCAAAGTTGCTAGCACCTCTATCAGCATAAGTAAGAAGCTCACCAATAGTAAGTTTTTCAGCACCTCGCTTTTTAGGGCCAACTGCTGAGTCAAATGACCCTACACCGTTACCTGTTCTAAATCCTCGTAAAATATTTTTACCTTTTACTGGATCTAGTATTTTGGTGTAAGTTTTAGTAAGATGTGGCTTGACTTCGATTTGGTTTAGCTCGTCTTTTGTAAGCCCATACTGTGGGTCTATTAAGACTCCATCTTTATTTTGTACGAAACGTTGAGCTATAGCATTATTCTCATCGTATCCACCGGTAGCTTTAAATCTATCGTTTGCATACTGTTCGGCACTTAAACTTGTATTTCGAGTTACACCTACAAAATACTGTGGAAAACCGACTAAGTCTGGGTTTTCATAATGCCTTTTAAGTTGACTTAACGCTTGTTTTTCAAAGACTGATATAGGTTCGCCTTGATTCGGTACTTTAACAATATCACTTTTTAAGTATTCAGCATCACGATTTATGTCCTCAGATCTAACCTGTCCACCGTTTCTTTCTTCTACTGCACTTCGAGTATAAAGACCCTGTTTTAAATTGTCTGATACAGTTGTAAACATAAGTCGTTGAGCTTCTTCTAGTTCAATACCATTTTCAGTTTGAGTTCTTACTAATTCTTTAAAGTCACCATAAGCTTTTCTAACTTGATATTTTTCATCATCACTAAGTTTATATTGAGGATCTTTACCTTTAAAAACATTTATAAACTTCTCTTGATAATTAATATCTAAGTCAGCGTTGCCAGCCCGGCCTTGGTAGTCTCCACCATTTGTTTCACCTTGATTACTAACTCGTAACTTTCTGACATCAATGTTTGGGTATCTTTTTTCTAACTCTTCATACTTTTTCTGTAGTATGCCTTGTGGTATCTTACCTTTGTATTCACGATCAAGATCATCTAACTCTCTTTGTGCTGTTGATTCGTTAGCTGTAATAGCTCTATCAGCTTCTAAAGCTAGCTTTGTTTCTATCTTTTGTATGAGTGAAGAGTTAGCATTTTTACCACCAAATGGGCCATCAGCGTATGTATATAGTTTACCACCATTACCATCATGCTTATGTAAAGCACCGTCAAACAAATAATTTAAGTGTGATAAATTTAACTGTGGTTGTGCTGACTCAACTTCAGAAGCCACTGCTCTAAAAAGATAGTCAGTAGCTTCTTTTCTTGTATCAAAATTCATAGTATTTTGGATAGTATCTACCAAAGTTACTACGTCGATTGATGTGTTAGTATTAGCGTTGTAAGGTTGTAAAGTATCAACAATAATCTTATTAAGTTTCTTTTCTCTGTTTCTTTCAAAGTTTCGATTAGCTTCTGACTTCCAAGTTTGTATATTGTTTTCTCTTCTTTGTTTTATATCTGGATAAACTTTTTCATAGAACAATCGTCTAAACTGTCTACTATTAGTATCTACACCAAGTTTTTCAGCTTGCATAAGCATGCCAGTAATCATCAACTCATCGGCAGCAGTATGTAACTTCATATACTCATCTATATCAGTTATATCTTTACCACCGTTTTCGTTGATAAACTGCTGTCTAGCACCGTAATAATTCTCGTTAAGTCTTCGTAGCAGTTCTCTTGTACTAATATCTTCTGGTAACGAAGCATTTCTAGTTCTTAGAAAGTTGATTGATTCTTCTGTATTTTCTTTGAGAAGTGCATTATCAAACTTAGCATTTTCTAATTGAAACTTACCATCTTTATCTCTCAACTGATCGAGAGCATTATTATCCAAGAAGGCCATAGCTTCATTGATTTTATCCTGTGTCTCTCTTCTTTTTTCGAGAGCTTTCATAGCTTGGCTGGCTGACGTAGAAAACTCTGATAGAGCTTGCAGATTTCTCATAGGAGCCTCTGCAATATTTTTCTGTATCTCAGCCATATCACGATAGAACTGTCTAGTATCTTCTATGTTTCTATCTATCTGGGCATTAACTTGATTGGTTAGATCAGGCTCGGTAGCCTCATAGTTATCTATACCGTAGCCCGGAATCTCATCCCGTTCTTTACCTACTAGATTTCCAAATGATGATGTCATACTAACTCCATGTTAACGTCAATTTTGCTATAGTCTACAGTTAAGTATCCATCATGTATACCTACAGCTAGAGGATTCTTTTTGACAACATCTTGAGCCATAGCTCCACGCCATCTATCTGTAAATCCTATATAATTAAATTCGTATATCTTATGACCATTAGGCGATACACCAACCTCTTCTATGTTTTCTTTTAGTTTTATGTCTGAAGCTACTCCAAAAGCACCAGAAGGGAGAACGCTAGGAATACCTGTAGACATACTTGTAAATTGTGATAAAGGGTTTCCTAACGGGCCAAGCGAAGCACCACCTAAATTTTGAAGGAAAGGAAGACCAGACACAGTAGAAACTATACCGGCTACCTGACTAGCAACTTGTAAAGCACCAGCAAATCTGTTTGTAGGTGATAACATTACAGGTGCACCATATGCAGCTGGTATACCTAGAGCTTCTCTTCCTCTAGCATTAGCAGCTAAGAACTTACGTCTAGCACCTTCCGCAGCATACGCCATATTACGGCCTAATATATTATCTATGACTGAGTCAACTTCTGATTGGGCAGCAAGTAATCCTTGATAGTTAGCAACACCAAAACGTCTTGATCTACCACCCTCATTGACTGTGCCTTTAGATCTAAAGTATCTACGAGCAGCGTTTTCTAATTGTTTTCTACCCTTACCTTGAGCAGCAAGAGCACCAGCATAAGCATCACTTAAGTCTCGGGATAAACCGACGACATTTCTATTTTGTGTTCTTGCAAGCTGTGTTTCTTTGTTGTAAAATTTGAGCTTTTCTTGAGCAAAGACTGCGTCTTTCTCTCTAGCTCTTTGTCTTTGTTGGGCTCTTAGGCCCGCATTAGCATCTACGCACACGGCAAAATTCAATAAATGTTAGATTGTTCGGCCCATGTTTTAACTTACGTAAAAACTTGAAACCAAGAAACTTTAGCAGTTTTAAATGTGCCTTGTTTCTACTGTCAACTATATTCCAGAGGAGAGACTCAGGACGGCTATCGACATACCGTTTGGCCTCTCTTGCAAATGTAATTGGGTATCGGTGTATATCAGGAGTGCAAAGCATC